ATCTATTATAACAAATACTACTGCTGAAGTAATTTTAAATGATGGACTAACTTACCCTGGAGATGTAAGTGGTGTACAAATAGATCAAAATTTAAATACACATGCAGCCTTACATACTATATTAAATAAACAAACTAGTGCTATGTCTGAAGGATATGGACACTTAGGTGTGTATGCATGGTTTCATGAAAATACAAATGCGGTAAATCAAAATGATGTTGGTGATGCTAATATACCAGTATATGGTAATGGATCTGGAATAACATATGCATTGTTTGCATCTAACGTTTACGATGACCAAGAATCTGCACCTATTTATATAGGAGATATTAAACAACCCTCATTAACATTATCTACTTCTATACATATGAGACCTTTATATTTAATGATTGCAGGTAGAATGCCAAATAATCCTAGGCAATCAGGAGTAAATTTATATTGGGCACAAAACACTGACGGTTCTTTTGGACAGAAATATTTATTATCTGAAATTAATTTTACAAATGGATTAAGATATGGAGGTACAGATAATTACTTACCTTTTACAACCTTTACATCTACTAGAAAGTATTTTATTTTTCCAATAAGTAATTCTAATGCTAGTCTTGTGTATGGAAACATAATAAATTCGTTATCACAAATCGAGCCATATTTGAACGATAGTCAATCAGTTATAGGTAGGCCTGGCTCTGGCTTTAAAACGTCTACAATAGCTAATAGAAGGGCTTATATAGGCAATGTAGCGTACTATGAGAAGGGTGAGAGAGTTATTAAACCAGATACAGTATTAAAATCTGGAGTAAATCAATTTGATAATTTTTCTGCAGAAGACTTTATTGATGTAGAAGTAAATGATGGTGATGAAATTATAGCATTAGAATCTTTAGGTAATAAACTTTTACAGTTTAAACAAAAAACTTTATATGTAATAAACATAGCAAGAGATATAGAATTTTTAGAATCTACCTTTGAATATAGAGGTTGTTTAAAAGATTACCATGTTGTAAAAGGAGAAGGATTTATAGCTTGGTTTAATAAGTATTCAATATTTTTATATAATGGTGAGAGTGTAATAGATCTTAATGTAGATGATAATGGACAACCAAGGTTAACAGATTGGGGTGGAACTTATTACAATGACAATAGTATAATAGGATATCTACCAAAAAAGAAATGTATATTTATATTTAATAGTGCTGATAAACTATTACAGTTTGATATTAAGTCTACATCATGGAGCTTTAGTTCATTAACAATAGATGACTCTTTATCTAATGCAGTAACTAATAATGCAGGTGATATAGTATTTATTAGAAACAACGGAACAAATAATAAGCTACAAAAATGGAGTGATACACCTGCACCTTTAACACCTACTGATAATTTAACTTTAATTAAAACAAAAGAAATAGACTTTGGTAGTGCTGATTCAAATAAAAATATTAATACTGTATATGTTAATTATAAACAACCTAACACAAGTAGAATACAATTAAGAGCTACATCAGCTGAAGTAAGTAGTGGAGCTACACAAGATTGTGGAACTTTAGCAGCTTCTACTAATTTTACTACACAAAAAATTACTATGCCTACGGCATTTAAAAATATAAAAAGTTTATCATTAGAAATAGCAGGTCATGGTACAGATGCTATAGATGATGAAACAGAAATAAATGATATACAAATTGTATATAGAGATAAGGTTAAAAGATAATGAGTAAGTTGTTAGATAGTATAAATAAAAGTTCTTCGCAAGTGGGAGAAACAAAACAACAATACTCTACCAGAGCTAGAAAATTTAATAGAGTATTAAATAATAGATCAGGAGCGTTGGGAAATGTAGAACTTCTTATTGTAGAAGGAAAGCCTAAGTTAGTTATGAAAGGCAGTAAAGAATGGTTTAGTATTAACATGAATAAAAGTACAGACAGTCCTACTCAAGCATCTACAACTGCAACAGCTGTAGTAAATGATCCTGGATCACGTCCTGATTGTACTATTTCTGCTACGTTAGTAGGAAATGTTCATGTACAATTATCTTTTACTGTAGAAAATCATAATTCATTTACTATAAAACGTAGAACAGGTAGTTCATTTGAAAATGGTACTAATGAAACAACTATAGCTACTTCAGGTGCATCTCCAATAACAGACACTACAGCTACTGCTAGCACTACTTTTGTTTATCAGATAGAAGCAATAAATAGTTTTGGACCAACTGTAGACGATACTGCACCTATACAAACAAATGCTTTAGGAGAACCTTTTAATATAAATTTTATAGATCCTCAAGATGGTAGTGCTGATGATGCTTGGTCTGACGGAGATCTAATAGAGTGTGCTGAGTTTGATGAAATAGATGGCACAAGTGGAACTGGTGTTACACAATTAACTAAATATTTAAACAATACTGACTTTACAAATGGAGATATATTATACAACAATGCTAATACTACAACACCATTTGATGGAGAAGCATTTAATACACAAGCAACTGGTAATAATTTTTTTAGTATGGATGGTACTATAGATAAAATATTTCAGGTTGCAAGCAATGGAGTGTTGTCTAATGTTATTAATTGTGCACCTATAGCTCCTACTATTACTGGAGTTGTTAACAGTTCTACCTCTATAACTTTAAGTATTGTAGGAGACATGAGAGTAACAAGACATTTAGTAGTAGAAAGAAAAACATTAGGCGGTTCTTATTCTGCACTTACATCAACATTAGCACCAACATCTAGTAGTAGTTTAGCTCATGATAATATTACTACAGGCTATACAGATACAGCTAGTTTGTCTGCTGGTACTACATATGTATATCGTGTAAGAGGAAAAAACAATACACATAATGGTATTTATTCTAATGAATTGCAATTAACTACAGCAGCGGCAGGAACTTCATGGTCTAATGTTCCAGCTGATTTTACTATAACCGCTATAGGTTTTAATGGAGAGGAAGTATCAGGTGCTAAAAGTATAACATTAACTAATGGTAGTGGTAATACAACCATTCAATGTAGTCAGTCAGGATTGACAGGACAATTAAGCGTAGCAGTTAGCACTAGTGGAGATCCAGGTATTTCTGGAACTAGTAATGGTGCAACAGGATTTGCTACATCTAAAACTATAGGTGTTGCAGGTACTTATAACTTAAGATTTAAATATGCAAAATTAAAAAACAATACAGAAAATGTATCTTGCGATGTTACCTTTACAAACAATACGGTAGCTGAGACAGGATTAGATATAACATGTCAAGGAGCATAGAGGAGTAGCAATGGCAACAGAAGCACAAAATATTATGCAGGCATTTAGAGCTGCAGAAGTAGAACAACAAGTAAAAAAAGAACAACGTATGTTAAAGAAAGGTCCTCTTGGATATATAGGAGGAGTAACAGGTTTTGTAGAAGATGTAACTGGTGGTGTTCTTGGAGCACAAACAGCTATGAATGTATTAGAAACATACAGAAACATAAGAGACCCTAGAGATTTTGGAGAGATGACAGAGGATTCTCTAAATTCATTAAGAGCAGACTTTAAAAATTTTATGGATGAATCTGTAGAAGAAGTAAAAAATATGTATGTTAATGCTACAGAAACAGAAGTAGATTTATTTAATCAAGCTATTGATATAGGTGAGGGTAAATTCTAATGATGATAATACCAGAAGAAATTAGTTTTAGACAGAAATTATATGAACATATAAAGCTACGTGAAGGTTATAAGAATGTAGTTTATTTAGATACGTTAGGTAAACCTACAGGTGGTATAGGACATTTATTATCTAAAGAAGAGTGTGAAAAGTATAAGGTAGATGATGTATTAAAAGAGAGTCTTATAAAAGAATGGTATGATAATGATATACAAAAATCTTTAGATGCCTGCAATAAACAATGTAAGATTTTAAATATACACGATATAGATTTTAAAATTGCATTAACATCAGTAAACTTTCAATTAGGTACTAAATGGTATAGAAAGTTTCCTTCAGCATGGAAAGCATTATGTCATAAAGAATATGATAAAGCTATAGATGAAGTGTTATATGCTAACAAAGAAGAAGAGAGATATTCTAGATGGTATAAACAAACACCAGTAAGAGTAAAAGATTTTATAGAAGCGATAGAAAATATTAAGGAGAATAAGTAATGGCTCAAGATAAAAAGAAAAGTGTAGCACAGATAGCGGGGGAGAATGAAGTGTTAGGTGCACCAGATACTCCTAATCCAGATTTTGTAGCTGAGATGAAAGCACAACAAGATTCGGTTAATGCAGCATTAAGAGATGATGTTATGTTTGAGGGAGAACAAGACCCTAACTTAAGAGGGACAGGGCAACCAGGTGAGTTATATGGAACACCAACAACACCTGATCCTGAGTTTGTAAAAGAAATGCAAGCACAACAAGCTCAAGTAGATAGTTTAATACAAGCTAAAAGAGATGCTTCTATGGAAGTGGCACAAAAATTTAGTATATTTGATATAGCAAAAGATTTAAATTTACAGTTTAAACCTTTTAAGAAAGGAGATAAGTAATGTCAACTGAAGGTCAAGGTTTATTTGGTACTATAAGTGGTGCAGCAGCAGCAGTTAATCCTATATTTGGAGCAGTTGGTGCTATAGCTGGTTTCTTTGGTGC